GGTTCGGGAGCTCTACCAGCTGATGAGCGTTTATTAAATGGTGTTGTAGGACGTGCAGCAGGCTTCTTATTAATGAAATCTAACAATGCTCCTACTGTAGCAGCTGACACTGGAGTGGTTGCAAACTCAAAAATTATCGCAGGACACAATATGGCGTGGACTTACGCTGAGCAAGCAGCTCAAGTTGAGGGATACCGTCCTGAAAAACGATTCGCTGATGCTGTCAAAGGATTGCACCTCTATGGTGCCAAGGTAACGCGTCCTGAAGCTCTAGCAGTATTATCAGCTAAACGTCCACAATAAGGAGGGGTTCTACGTGTTTGTTAAAAACTTAAAAACAGAAATTACATGGGCGGTCACTGATGAACACGGTGCCCGTCTTTTACGTACCGAGGACTTTGAAGAAGTAGAAGCACCAAAGCCAAAACGTACTCCAGCTAAGAAGTCTGAAACAGACGAAACAGAAAAGTAGGTGATCTTATGTGGGAACCAACACAAGAAGAAATAGATCAACTAAAGCAAATGAATAATGTGACAGGGGCTAAGCATGATGGATTTTACCGTGCAATAGCTCCTATTTTATTTGATGTAGCAAAAGACTATTGCAATGGTAAATGGGAACCGTTAGAAATGCCGCAGGGGGTTAGATTGTTCATTGCTAGAGCCATACAGTTTAATACCCAAACAACTGGTCTAAAAGGGCGTGTAATGGGGACTGTCTCGTATAGTTACGACACCGAGTTTCCTAAAGCCATTTGGACATATCTAAGGCCATATAAAAGGGTGAGATTCCATGCATTACGATGAATTTCCTCATGAAGTTGAAGTTGTTCATAAACGTAAGGTATCTGATGGTGCAGGGGGCTTTAAAACAGAGTGGTCTCCTGTTGATACCATTGAAGCATTTGTTGATACACCAACATCTAAAGAGAGATTATTGGCACATCAAGTACAAAATCCTCTAGATCGTTTTATGTATTACCCTTATCGCATAGATTTAAAGTCAGATATGCGATTACGCTTTGAAGGTGAAATTTATGCTTTAGTTGGTCGTCCTGAAGATCAAGGTGGTCAACACGAAATCATGCGCGTGGCATTAAAGTTGGTGACGGAATAATGGCTAGGATTACATTCGGAGGACGCGAGTTGCTAAGGGCAGCACGTAGATTTGAAGAAGGTCTATTGGATAAGATATCTGACATTGTTTATGAGACAGCACGGCTTATACAAACGCAGGCTAAAGCTCTTGCGCCTGTTGATGATGGTAGCTTGCGAGATTCAATCGAAATGAAGATGCTTGGTAAATACAACGCTGTTGTTACTGTAGGTGTCCATTACGCTGTGTACGTGGAACATGGCACAGGAATATACGCTGAGAATGGAAATGGCCGTAGAACACCTTGGACATATTTCAGTACAAAGCTAGGGAGTTATGTAACCACTGAAGGTATGAGAGCTCAAAAATTTTGGGGTCCTGCTGTTGACGCTGGAAGGGATTATTTTGAAACAGAAATGAGGCGATTAGGCTTATGACGAATTATTATGCCTTGCCTTACTTTGAATTACAGAAGGCTATTTTTCAAAAGCTAACTGTTTGTGAATTACTAACGGCCATTACGAGAAAAGATGAATGGGACTTAGGTGTTTATGATGCAGTAGACGAAAACACACCTTATCCTTATGTGACAATATCAGAGCCGTATTCATCACCGAATGACACTAAAACAAGCAATATCGAGACCATTACTTTCACCATTCATACGTGGTGGAAGGATAACGATGATTATAGTGGTAAACGTATTACTTATGAGATGTTATCTGCTTGTCAGAGAGCTCTAATGACGCGTAATTACGTTATTCCAAATGCGTCAGTCTTAAGAGTAGAAAGACGTGATTCAAGGGTGATAGATGATAATATGCCAGGGGTAAAGCATGGCATTTTAACAATGCAATATATAATACAAAACATTTAACAGTCCTGTGAGGCTGTTTTTATTTTAGGAGGGAAAAGCTAAATGGCACGTTTAAACGGTAAAGACAGTCTATTGTTAGTGCAACCTACTAACAACGCATTGGCTGCTGATGGTTTTTTGATTGGAGATCAAACAGAACATACACATTCTTATGAGCGTGAGTTAACGGATGAACAAACGAAATTCGGGCGTATCTTAGGTCCAGGACAGTTGTCAGAATCCTTGGATGTTACGTTTTATGGCAATACAGATGATCCAGGGCAAGTTGCTGTTCTTGACTCAATTGTGAAAGGAACACAACTTAAAATTTGGGAAGTCGAAAAGCTACTTAACAAAAATGGTAAGCATAATGCGCTGTTTGCATATACCTACGTAGAATCACTTGAAAAATCAGCGCCTACAGATGGATTTTTAGAGATTTCAGCAACACTACAGGTTC